CAGGCAGCGCCTGGCGTCGTCCCCCCGGCTGATCACCGTTAGATCAATCGAGAGATTGGTCAGATTAATTTTGCCCAGGATCTTCCCAGATAAGGAAGATTGAGGGCGTGGCACTCTAGAATCTGGATCCGACAAGCGTAGCTTAGTACGATCCTCTGATAGAGGAACGCAATAAGGCTTCTCCTCAGCCCGTAAGTAACAGTACTTAGTGACTGCGAAAGCGTAGAGGGGACTAAAATTTGTTCCTGGAAGATTGCATCGTGATTTTACCAGGTTTGACGTTGGGGAAAGACCCAAGGTAAACCTACGGAACGATGTTTCGCGAGAACCCCGTAGACCGCGTGTGATCGTGAGATCAACTTAACTGGCACGCATAGTAGTTAGCCTTACATGGAATGGATTTTAGCCAACCGTGTTTGGCAAGGCCTACTCAACCTCATTCGCACATGTAAACTTTCTTCAAGAAAAGTTGCGTTTCTTGAGTTAGTTGTTAAACAGTACGAATCTTATTTCAAACGACTTAGCGGTCGTTTTGGTGATAAGGTTTGTTTCTCTATAATGAAAGAAACCGAAAGGAGGATACATAATTTATTTGTTTTAGGAGTCCCAGAGAAGAAACCGTCTTATGACGGTTTTCCTGTCTGGCAGAAAACTGATAAGCGGGGTATTCCCCTTAGACTTTGTCGTCTAGGGAGACTTACCCACTATAACAGAAGATGGGCGCGCAGTTTCGCTCTGCTTGTTGCAGGGCGTTACCGCAGCGTGGAAGGCTTCCGTGTCGGTTGGAAATTTCCTAAGGCCGAATTAACGACTTCGTCGTTTACTTTCGACTTTAAGGCTTTCAACCGTGCTCTTCATCGTCTCACTCGGCACTTTAACCTGAAGCGTTTTAAAGTCCGTGGCTCTGAATTGTTCGATAAATCTGTGTGGATCGGTACCGCTTCGCCGGTTAACAAGGTTTCCGCGGATGGTGCTTGTATTGACGCTTCCTTATTGCTTAAGGATCGTAGCGTCATTAAGACTATCCGTGAGTTCTACGAAGCTCTCGAACCTCAATGTACTCGCTTACCTCCGGAAGGGTTCGCTGGATGGTATAGATGGTTGACGCGCCTAAAGGACGCGTCAGTGATCAGAACCTTTACACCTAACAAACCAGCTGCGCTGGCTAGGTTTTTATGGGTTCCTGATCGGGGTGGGAAGTTGAGGGGAGTAACTCCTCTCAATTACCATATCCAGTCATTCCTATCACCTATCCATCGTTATTTCATGGCGCTCCTGAGAGCTATCCGAACAGATTGCACTTTCACAGAAACTCGAGGTCTCGAGTTTGTCCGTGAATGTACCAGTCGGGGAGCATGGGGAAGTTCCTTTGACCTTCCTTCTGCTACTACTCAGTTTCCAATCGAAATCATGGTACGTGTCGTGAGACACTTCTTAGGAAGCGAAGCTTCTTCAGCGTGGTTCCGTTTGATGAGAATCCCTATGTTCTTCCAGGGGATTGGTTTTCGTCCTCTGGCCCGTGGGGCCCCAATGGGTTTTTATGCCATGTGGCCCGTATTCACCCTTGCTCATCATGCCATCGTTCAAATGGCTTTTGAGAAAGTTTGTATACGCCGTCGCATGCCTATAAGAGTTTTTAACTCTTATCGCATTAGAGGAGATGATAACTACGTCGCGTCTCCTGACGTAGCTGAAGAACTTGATCGAATATGGACGTCTTTGAACCAACGTCCAGACCCTGTCAAGTCCCTCAGATCTAGTGATGTAGGTCCCGGTATCGGTTCGTTTGCAAAGCGAACGTACATCCGAGGCCAATGCCTACAATCCTTTACATTTGCGGAGCTTCGCGCCGCACAGATGTATGACCCTTTGATGTTGATTGATCTTTACCCCCGCGTATGCGAGGTTTTTGGTCAGTCGGGAATTTTCAAACCCGGATATATAGCCAATCGATTTTTAGCACCCCTAGTATCGCAGAGCCGTAAGGCCCTTGGCGAGAAGCGGGTTGCTGGTGGTATTTCTTACAGTTCTACTGATAGCGTACTACCAGAGTACTGGAAACCTTTCGTGTCTGCTCGTTTCTCCGTTGATTTAGAGAAAGAGCGTTTCGTTGACAGTCAGGTTAATGCTTCTATTAGGTCAGCTCTCGCTACTCGCGTAGCGAAACTTGCCTATGAAACTTTCGGGTATTGGATTTCTGAATTCTTGCCCGAAGGTTATGAGCATTTAAGGAAAGTGGACGTTCTGGGACCTAAGTCTCGTCTTTCACAATCTGTCCGTCCGGACAGGAAAGATGTTATCACTGAGTTACCTTTGTACTTAGCGATGCGTAAGATGCTGGATCGCGTCAGTGACTTACGAGATTTTATCTCAGGCGGTACGTCGTCTTACCAAGAGTCTCTATTTATTAGAGCCTTGAGGGAAATGGAAGGCTTCACAGAGGTCCTCCGTAATCAAACTCGGAAATCCGGTCGATTGCAGATTCTTTCTGCTAAAGGACGCATGAAACGTA